ACCAAAGGCTACAGCTTTATTTGCACTAAAAGTAGGTGTATTACCTTCTTTTAAAGATAAAAGAACATCGTTTAATTCATTTAATAGTTTTGTTCTGTCGTTTTTAGCTGATGAATTAAGAGATGTTTTTATATAAGGAAATAATTTGTCTATTTCTTTTGTAATTTCTCTTTGTGTTTGTTTGGCTAAAGCTATATCCTCTGATTTTAAACCTTCTATTCTTCTCTCTACTTTAAAAAATTCAGGATCTTTTTGACTTCTTGCTCTAAGTTTGCCTGCAAATTTATCTAAAAAACTATCCATAGCATCATCACTTCTAGTTAAATTTTTGTTTCTATTAATTAATTTTCCAATTGCCGCTCCTGTGCCACCAATAACTCCAGAAAATAAAGCACCTTCTGTTCCAAACTTAATACGATTTAATACTTCTCTACCCGGATCATAATCCTCTGTTCTATCTAATTCAGTAGGGCCACCTAACAGATCACCAAAAGTTCCTACCTTATTTACATCTGCCACAAATACACCTTCTGCCGCACCAGCTCCAATTGATGCTAAACCATATTTAGCAATTTTTTCTTTTTTATTAAACTTGGTAGCTAAAAGTCTAGCATTTCTTAAATCAGCAGCAGGTAATTTTGCTAAAGCCCCTTCTTGACGTAATTGAAAATATTTTTTTGCTTTCTTTCCTTTAATTGCAGCGTTAGCGAGTTGAGCACCTTTGGTAAAAGCAATACCACCAGGTACACCTATGTTAACTAATGTTTCAGTTATTTTACCTGCTGTAGTTGCTTCTGCTGCTTCATCAAAAGGATTTATTTGATCAAAGAAAGCCTCTACTTTTGCAGCGTTATTGGTTCCCGCACCGAGGTCAATAAGGCTTGCTCCTAAAGATATAACACCTTCAGGTATTTTAAAAAAGCCAGATGCAATTCCTGCTAAAATGGATTGTATAGTTCCAACTTTATTTTCTGGTTCTTCAAATCCTTGGACTTTTAGGTCAACCATTTAAAACTCCTTAAAGTTTTTTTTTATTCATACTAGCTTCTGAATAAGAATCAAATGATTTAATTGTTCCATCAGAATATCCAACTTTATATTTACTGTCTTTAGGATCAAAATAAATTGTACCTGGATTTATTTGAATTGAAGGTACTAAAGGATTATCTTTGCTCACTACTTTTGAAGTGTCTTTTGGATTGTATCTAATTAATACCACATCAGGATTTAATTGTCCTGCAACAATACCTGCTGACATACCTGAAGAATATGCTTTTGCATCTGGTTCTATACTATCAAAAACAATTTTATCAGCGTTAGCTTTAAGTGCAATAGCATTTGGTGCTTTTTGAGTTCCTGAATCAAATACATATCCTGCTAATTCTTTATCAGTTGCATTGGGGAATATATCTTTTAAAGCTTCTAAGTTTTTAATTTGAGGTGTATCAGCATTATCTGTAATATATTTTGAAAGAGCAGCCTCTCTTGCTTTTTGTTTTACAGCAGTATCGTCTCCTGCTTTTCCTGCTTCAGAAATAGCTCCACCATAATCTTCTTCTAAAAGTTTAGGAGCAGCAGCAGTTAACATTTTAAATATTTTATCTTTAGTAGCACTATCTCCTAACATTACTTTTTCAAAAGCTTTAGCATCTGCATTTATAATGTCTTCCATAGCATCAACATCTACTCCTTTATTAGTATCTTGTACTTCAGGAGTATTTTTCTTATCCATTTCTACTGTTTTGTCTCCTTGTTGATTACTTTCTGATTGATCTATTTCAGGAGCTTCAGGAAGTTCTGTGGTTGTATATAATGGTGCAATTTTTTCTATAATAGTAGGTCCTTTTTCATCTTTATTAATAGATTTGTATTGATCATAAGTTTGTTGACCGTATATAGGACTAAAATAATCTGCTGTTGGTTCTCCACCAAAAAGAAGTTTTCCATAATTAAAAATATCCGAAATAGGATTTGCAATAGGAGATATAGCAACATTAGATATATATTGAACAGGATTTTCTATATATTTTTTAAAAGGAGATTGAGAAAAACCTACACCTCCTCCTGTGGGTTGTGTTGTTTGTTCTTCAGATTGTGATCCTGCAACAACTAAATCTCCTTCTGCATAATTTTGTCTTGGCATTAATCCAGACGTGATCCCTGTTCCACGGCTATCGACCTTACCACCACGTCTAAACATAGGTCTATTTAAAGTTCTACTCATTAACCAAACAATCCTAACTGACCACCAATACCTGCAAGACCTGCACCCATTCCAAGAATTTGAGATAGTGGGCTAGGAGGAGGTGTTGATGTTGTAGAGTAACCTGCTTGTGCTGGATATCCACCTATTAATCCTGTTAATTGTTGACCAACAAATCCTAAGTTTTGTTGATCGGCAAATGCTGCTTCTCTATCTGCTGCCGCTTGTGCATCGATAATAGCTTGTGCCTGTGCTTGTTGCTGTTGACCTAATTGACCAACACCAGAAATTTGTTGTTGTGCTAATTGTGGAGCTAGTTGAGCTAGTCCTTGTTGTTGTGTAGATAATGCTTGTTGATTAGCAAAAGCTTGTTGTGCTGCTTGTTGTGCTTGTGTAAATCCTTGTTGTCTTAATTGTGCTTCTAGTTGTGCTTTATTAAAAGCAGTAACGGCATCAAACTCACCTTCTTGAGCACCTTGTCTACCACCACCAAAAGCACCAAACTGAAATGCTTGATCACCAATTGCTGATCTTTGTGCTGCTCTTTCTCGTTCCAAAGCAGCAAGAGAAGCATCAATAACTTCTTGTTGATAGGGTGACATAAAATCTTGAAAAGCTTGAGGACCTGTTAAACTTTGAGCAGCAGTAGCATCAGTACCTGCTTGATTTAAGAACGGTTCAAAAGAACCTAGACCACCTGCTAAAGTTCTAGCTTGTTGTTGTAAAGCTGTTTCGTCTGCTACAGTAGGTTGATAAGAACGTGTATCAATAGGTGTTCCTAATTGTTTTGTTAATTTATCTACAAGTACCTCACCACCAGCTTCTATAAAAGGGGCAGGTCTTGTTATTGTTGTATCTACCATTATACTTTACTCTCTAATTGATTCATTAATTGATACATTCTTTGTGCTCCTTTATTAACACTACCACCACCAGCAGCTCTAACGGCATCAGCCGTCATAACGAATTCATTTTTTGATAATCTTGCGGGGACATCATCAGCTTTCTCTTTAGACCCCACAGGTATAAAGCCACCGCCCCTATAGTCCATTTCCATAGAAGGCATACCACCCATTTTTAAATTTGCAAGTCCACCTTTTTTAGCACCAAAATATTGTCCTGATTCTCCACCCATCATTCTGTTATATATTTCCATAATTTCACTTGGTGACATTTGAGAAGTATTAACTCCCATTTGTATTAATTGTTGTTGCATTTTACCTAAACCACCACCAGCATTGTCTGCAACTTGCATTTCATTGGGATCTAATAAACTTTTTACTCCTCCTGCAAAACTTCTATCGTCTTCATCTTCTAATTCACCCGGTAAATCTATTAAAGTATCAGCAGGATTTCCAGACTCAGTAGGCTTAGGATCAAGCATAGACATAAGTAATCTAGGAGGTATTTCTTCTTCTATAGATTCTTGTGTTAACATATCTATTATAGATTGACTAGTAGGGTCACCACCAAGAGCTAATCCTACACGACCACCTTTATTATAACTTGGTCTATTGGCCACATAATCATCTATTTGTTGTTGTGAATATCCTGCGTTTGCAAGATAACTTCTTAAATAACCTAAGTACTCAGATGTATTATATCCATCTTCTGAATTTTGATAAGCGTCTTGTGCAGCTTTAGCAGCATCGTAAATATCAAATCCTGCTCCCGCTGCTGCTTGTGTTCCTGCAGCTTTACCAACATCAAGTATTGATCCAAGTATTTTACCTTCTTCACTAGAAACACTTGGATTTAAAAAGTCTCCAGCTTTAGCTGTAATCTCTTTACCTTCTGTACCTACTTTTTGTAAAAATGTTTTATCTGCTGTTGGAGGGCCTTGTTTAATATCTGCAGAAGTTGGAAGAGCTTTAAATATTCCAGATAATGCAGCTTTTCTTAAATCTGTTTTACCTTCATTAACAGCACTGTCTGCAAATAGATTAGCTAAATATCCTCTACCAAAATTACTCATGATTCCAGGGAGACCAAGTGCTGCACTACCAGGAACTAAAATAGATGCTAAAGGTCCTATAAAAGGTTTAATCTCATTAGGTACAATTCTTGAAATAACTTTGTTAACAGGTTTAAATACGTCTGATACTACGTCTTCTGCTTTTTTAAATACTTTACCCATTAGGCGTAGTGTCCTTTTGTGTAGCGAATAGCCATTCTTTTAATTGTTTCATTGTCTGACATTCTTAACCATTTCACAGGTTTATTATATCCTAATAATTTAGTAAAGTATTCTTTACTCCACTTCATCACCTTCTTAATATTGCCACAACATATAGTATCTATATGCCAAGCTATCGTTCCACTGTTATAATCTTGAGGGTCTAAATCTGCTGTTTTCATAAATTTTTGTTCTGTTTCTTCATTTAAAAAAGCCCAATTGGTAAAAGCAATTGGTAAATTATTTTCATAATGCACCTTGTATTGTCCTAATATAATGGATGGTAAAATATGTTGGAGCACGTCCTCGTACGTGTGGTCTTGATAGCGAGGAAAAGATTTATATAAACCACAAATCATGGCCATATCCCTTATTTTATCTGCATCTATCATAAACACATTACTTTTTTTTGCTTCAAAAATCAACTATTCATCCTCAGATTTAGATATAACATCAGGCATTTTAGCGACCTTTATATTAACACTTCTAGAAATATCTTCTTGTTTTGTGTCTGTACTTGGGTCGTTAACATCGTCTTCTGCTTCTTTATCTGATGAATATTCTTTGTTAGTTTTAAGGTTTTTAACTGTTACTTCTGTTTCAATATCAATTTTTTCTATAACTACACCATTGACTATTGTATCTACTTTACCTTTTTCTACAAATGATACCATTTTACCTCCTACGTTGTTCTTGTCATTTCTAGCACAGATAATATGACATGAAGTCTATTAGCTGTAGCTGCCGTGACTTTGATTATTTCTGTTTCTTCTACAACCAAAGGCTGTGAAAGAAGTTCTTTAGTGGCTTTTGCATCAACTGCTTCTTCTTTGTAAACACTAAAAACATTACTACCATTAGTTATAGTAACTGTAAGAGTATCCGCACTAGCAGAATCATTTGATACAATAATTGATTTAATTATACCTGTAGTCTCAGAGGGCACTGTATAAAGAGTTGTTATATCAGTGCTAGTTAAATCTACTTTTTTGTTTAAATAATTATTGGCCATTAACTAAAGAAGAAAGCAAAACGCTCTTCTTCCTCTCTTAAATTTTGTTGATATGTTGTATTGAGTTCTTCAATCAATGCTGCAATACCTCTGTTAATTTGTCTTTGATTAGATACTTCATAGTTATCTTTAGGTTCCGGTATTCTTACTACTATTCTAGCCATTATCTCATTCCATCTGGTTTAACATCTAATGTTAGTGTTCCATATCTCCACTCTTGATTAATATCTGTATTCGCAACTTTAACATTAACATAACGACCCCTTGCTCTTGTATCAACTTTATCTGTGCTTGAATTTATAATAAAAGGACTATGAGTAGAACTAATACCTGTTTCCGAAGGATATCTTTTGACAGCTAGTGTTACTGTGGCATTACCTTCTAAATCTTTAAAATCAGGTATGAAACGACTAACAGATACAAATTTTTCTCCAACACCTGTTTGACTTTGTAAATCAAAATCATAAGACTGTATGTTTGATTCTATAGTAGTAACACTTCCGTCTTCATTCACTTGATCTGTTCCTATTTCGTGTTCAAAGTATATTGTCTTACCTAATCCATCTTCACCTAAAATAACAGGAAATGTTCCTGTGCCGGTATCATCGAATTTTGTTGCGTGAGGTTTAGGATATAAGTTTGCGTCAATCCAAGAAGTCCTCGGTTCACTATTCGTGTACCATACACCACCGGGAACTTGTGCTGATTCAGCATAATTATAAGCTACAGCCTTACTATTAAAGTCACTATTTGTAGGATACCACCATGTTATTTCAGAAAATAAATTATTTAATCCTGCAACAACTTGTTGTCCTTTTGTTGTGTCAATATTATTAAATACTTCGTCTTCTACAGAACAAGGTAATGTTTTAACTGTACCATCAAATAAAAAGAAACCTTTTGTGCCCATCCAATAAGCAACACCGTCTACTTCTATAGCTGCATTCTTACCAATCAAACCACAGTTAGTACCTACTTGTTCAAATCCAAATATAAAAGGAGATCCAACAAACTTCATTGTATATAAAGCTGTATCAGTCCATATCAAAATATTTTCTTTTGCTTTTAAAGCACCAATAATTTTTGTTCCGTCTTGAAGTCTTTGAGAACCTGCTGTATTCGTAACACTAGGTGTATAACTATTAATATTTTCTCTTTCTGAAAATCTTATAAACATATCATCTTGAGTTGTTGATGTACCCACGGTTGTTTCTGTACCAAAGTGTATTAAGTGTCTTGTAGTAGGTGATATTAAAGTTAATCGAGAAGCTGTAGGATTACTTCCTGTTGCAAAGTTTGTTGTATCTAAAGCTGCTCTAGTTGTTAAAGGTGTTGTTGATGAAGGATTCCATGTAAAAGTTTTACTGTTAGCTACCGTTGCAACTAATACTTCACCAAAATTATCTAAAGACCAAAGACCAGGTTCTAAGTTTACTTGACCAGCTTTTACTGCATCACCCCAAGCATTATAATCTGTTGCATTAACTACGGTTGCTCCATTACTGTGGGTTGTAGCTGTTGTACCTAAAGCTCCTCGTGTACATCCTGTTAAATCATTAGTAGATTTTCCTGTGTAAGTTATAAGTTCTGAACCAATTAAAATAGTTCCTGCTGTAGGAAAAGATGCAGCACTAGAAAGTGTTATTGTTGTTTCACTATTATCTAAATCTTCGTTTACCGTTGTTGAAGCTGCGTCTGATATTGTACCACCCCATGTGCTAACACCCCAACCATATCCATAAGTTTGTTTTTGTGGACCAACTACAAAATAAAATTCTACTGTTGTGGATCCTCCTGCACTAACAGTGGCTGTCGCTGCCGCCGAAGAAGTAATTGTAAATGTAGTTGTACTAGGAACAGTGTTAATCATAAAAACTTTATCTTCAAAATTACTAGCACTAAGACCTGTGCCACTAGGTAAGGTGACGCTATCAAGTAATATAATATCTCCAACACTTGCACCATGAGCACTTGAAGTTGTAACTAAAACAGAAGTAGATTCATCTGTTGTTGCTAGAGTTGCACTTGTTTGTTGTCTTGTAGAATCAAAAGGAGTGATGTCGTGAAGTTGACCTTCAAAGAATAATAATAAAAATTTATCTGTGCCTAAAGCAATATATCTATTACCGGTTGTATCTATAAAAGGTTTTTGTGCACGAACCACACCAACAATACTATCTGAAATTAAAGAAGACCAACCACCTATTTTTTCTGGTAGGCCATATCGAAATCTTACATTAGAACTATCAATCCAACGGTTCTCTGCACCCTTGGTAGTATTCTGTTTATCTATTCCGGGAATAATTTCAAAGTTAATAAGAGACAAAATTATCTCCTATATGAATGTCTTATAAGTCCAACCTCTAGTTGCATTTGCAAAGACTAATGTAAAAGACTGACCATTTGTTGAAATTGTTAAATTAGATGTGCCTGAATTAATCTTGGAACTATTTCTATTGATAATTAAATTATTAGAACCAAATGTTCCTTTTCCGTCTATAAAATGAACTTCATCTCCTACACTAGGACTTGCAGGTAATGTGATTGTGACAGGAGCAGAACTTGTATCTACTATAATTTGATCATCTGCAACAGCAGTATAAGCGGAAGTAGTTGTTACATATCCTTTTTTTATCATACCTTTTACGATATTTGTTCCGTCTGAGAATAATAAAGTGGTAGAACCTCGAGCTAGTGTAACTCCAGTTCCTGATGCTGTTTTAAATGTTAATGTATAATGACTAGAACTTCTATCCGTTGCATCAACAACCAACCAAGCTTTCTCTACAGAGTCTGGAACAGTAATATTTCTATTTGCAGCAAGTGTTCCTGTTAACTTAATAACAGCATTGCGACCATTAGAAGATGCTCCATCTGCTATAGTTGTTGTTATATCTGCATTGGTAACAGCAATAGAAATATAACCTCCTACTGCCTCTTGTATTAAATCTAAATTTGTATTAGTAACTGTACCCCATAAACCAGCTTTTTCGCCAGTAGTCATTTTTTCTAATTTTAATGATGTTGAGTATGATGATGACATGTGTTCTCCATTTTATCTTAAGTTTCTACATTTGTCCATGTTTGACTTGCGTTTGTGTTTATATCGTTCCAAGTAATAACACCCGGTCCAGTAACAGCGGAAGTTAAAAGATTTGTTTCCGGAGCTACAACAGCCTTAGCTACAATGGTCACCGTTCCGCTAGCCACGGTTCCCGCTAAGTTAGTTGTGACTCCTACGTTAGCAGTTCCTTTTGTTGTAAAGTTACCTAGACTAGATGTAAGTGCATTGCCACTGACAGTGACGTTAGCTGCTCCTACAAAGGTCAGATTACCAATAGAGATATTAGCTATATTGGTTGATGGACTAACATCAGCGTTCGCCTCAATAGTGGAGATATTACCTAAGCTTATTGTGGCTTGAACACCCTCTAGATTTACTGGTTGATGAGTGGACTCAGCAAAAGCAAATTCACCAAAAGGAGATATACCAAACATTCTATCTTGCCGTTACTGGCACTCCTTTACTACTTACAAATGGATGTTCTGCAAATGCCATGTAAACAAAGTTATGTCCAGAGCCACCATTAAAATCTCCATAACTTTCTCTAGCTTTAAATCCATTACTTAAAAAATCTACTACATTTCTTCCAGAAGTTACATCAGCAGCGTTCGTATCAGCTTCTAAAAAAGTATCTATGGGATTATTAGTTTCTCTTGTACTATCAAATATAATCCAACTGTGATTGGCATGAGACTGAGTTGTATTTTTAACCATAAGCCATCTCGGTGTAAAACCTAAATAAACGAAGGCACCATCACTACTATTATTACCAACAAAAGAACCAAACTTTGAATAGCCTTTTATAGATGTAAAACAATATGCTACTTGATTATCATTAGACGCAACATTATTTGTAGTAGAAAAAACTGAAGTTGTTGGTTCGCCACCAAAAATATCATTACTGTTTGAACTTGCATCAGTTCCATTTAAAATCGTATAATAATCTTGCATTTCAGTTCCTAAAGATTTATGCGTAACTACCCAATTATTACTTGTCTGTCTTGACTTAACAATTATCCAATCAGGTTTTTTTCCTAGTCCATGACCTACAGTTATTGTTCCACCTGCTGACCTACTAAAAGTTACAATACTAAATCCTGCGGTAGTATTAGCTTGGACTGTTGACGCTGTGCTACCATCAGTATTGGTTGTTGTAGTTCCACCATTACATTTCCATTGCCATGCTACATAAGTTTGAGTATCGTTAATAGCACCATCACTAGTGCCAATAGTAAATCCATCTGTATCATAACTAGATAAATAGGCAAAAGTTTCTTCTGAGTCAGATGAATTACTAGTTAATTTTTTATTTGTTCCTCTTGTAGAATCAAAAAGTAAATGTGATGAAGTAGAACTTCTTTCCTTTATCCATAACCAATCTGGTTTAAAATCACCTGCATTAGCATCATTAGTTA